CCTCATATGAACCGTGTAAACGGCTTGCAATCTCCCTACTAAGCTCTTTCCTTAAGAGCTCCCCCCAGTTTGGGGGCTGCTTGGTTAAAACCTCGCTGTGTAGTTGGAGAACTAGGTGTTCAAAGCGCTGAAGGGATTTATTCCAACGGCGCTTAAAAAACACGTCATTACTAGCACTCGAAGTACTCCGGACTGAACAAGGAATGTCCAGTTCAGTTCGAGGAAATGAGTATCCCACCGCCTCTTCGATTACTCGAATTAGTGAATGAGAATCCTCATATCCAAACTTGGCAATGAATTCATTAGCCAAGTCCGCGCTAGTAGCTAAGCCTGTACCGACGCTGGAAGGGATCTTTCTGACCCTTACGGGAGTGACGTCCATTCCAAAATGGAAATCACCACCGCAGGATTCTCGGAAAGGCCCCGACCTGTAGGTCTTCTCCAGATTGACAAGAAGTCCAATCTGGCTGAGACCCCTCACCACTGACTCAGTGAATTTAGAGTCAATGATTATATCGTCGCCATATACGTAGACAGGAAAAGATAACTGTCTACTAAAATGCGCCGGCCCGTATCTTGGAGTAGGCATCCTGAAGCTAGTAATAGATTCACTCGATAAGTGTGATCTAAAAATAGCAGCAGTTGCACACGCCCAAAAGATAAGGGCTTCAACTGGAAAGCAGCAAGCCGACCCCATAGGGGCAAACTTGTTTAGCTTTACGATACGCCCATCAGGAAGTAGAGTCTCTTCAGAGCGACATGCTTTGAAGGCCTCAACCCAAATCGGCGGGAAAACCCGTTCGACTAAGTCGAGAGTGACTCTGTCTGATGCATCTTTTAAATCGATGGTAGTATGCGAGTCTCTTTTAGAGGCATCGCACGCTAACTGGCGGTTCACGCCCTGGTCAATAAAATTAATTTGACCGCGCGTGAGGTCGTGGGTCTCTATAGTCTTATAGAGCAGTCTCATTAGACCTTGCTGAGCATACATAAACTCAGTAGGTTCACATGAGATCACTCTAGGACCTCTAGAGTCCTTAGGCACGAGACAAACACGTGCCTGAGGAAGACCTTCCTCGGACGATTGAAGCTTCTCCATTTCATCCACTAAGTGGTCGAAATTGAAGAAGAACAAATCGGGATAGCTGAAGAAATCATCAAGCTTCTTAAAGTATCGAAGTTGATGCCATTTCTGCCAGTTCTTTGTATGGTCAGCAGTAGCACCGCTGCCATGACAAGGCCGGATTTCACGCGGATTCGTATTACACAGAATCCGCGCGATTAGCCGGCGCATGTCTCGTATTAATTCAACTTGTTCAGAAGAATCAGTACGAACAACAAGATCACGATCAGTGATAACAAACTGATCGAGAAATTGCCCGATCGTCTCAGGATCATAGTCTACCTCCAGCTTATAGAAAATGAGCGTCAGTTGACGCACACAATCTACGGCGAGAGAATTACCATCTAACGCCAACCTGATAGCATGTCCGAGGAAAATCGGTATGCCGTCCTCGTCAGTTTTGAACTGATCGGGCGCTTTCCACACGTTTGTAGAGTGGAAGGTATCAAGTGCCTTACCTAAAGTAGGTAAGGTAGTCGTTAGGAAGGTTAACCCCTCATTCTCGCTTCTGAGTAGAAAAGATTGAATGTCTTTCTTGCTCAAGAATCGCGAGTAGCGATGGTTACCTGCTAGGTTCGCCCACAAAAGGCGAAGGCTTTTCAGGTTACCTGGACTAATCATCTAGGCATACCTCCGAGAAGCTTCCCTATGAGCAACCAATGTTAATTCAGGCGACACAGTGCACACCGGACACCCAAACCGCTAATGATACCCTCTCACAACGAAGCCTCAAACTTTAGACTTCGTTATTGAGAAGAGCAGTGACATTCGCGTTCGAACCACCCTCGATGAGAAAATCGACTAATCGATTAACCTCCTCGATGATGACAGCGTTCGTGAGTGCCGTGTTAGGAGGCCGTACGATGACAGCGTAAACGCTGACCGTCGCCGGCACGCCATATGAATCGACTTCTGTTCTATCGAGTCGTACCAAATGGCGAGCTTCTCCCGCTTTCCCTGTTTCGTGAGAAACAGTCAGTTTCTTCTCTGTTGGGGCCGTTAGCCCAGCTACAGAAAAGACTGATTTGTCAGCATCTGCGTAACGTAGAGCATACGAAACCGTATTTGTATCTACGTCCGTAGCGCTGTCTTTGGAAAGTGCCTGTGGGCTCGAAAAGCTCATAGGTGAATAGCTCCTCCCCATAAGGGGTGAAATACCAAAATATTGGTAGGGTTATTCTCCTCGCGGAGAAGTGTAATCTCCTATCCTCTAGAGAAAGGAGACAAAACGGTAGCCAGGCTAACATACTTCAGCCAGGTACCGAGCTTTGGCGATTTCCAGTCGGCGAGGTTAAACCCCGAACCGTCTGGCATAATGGGTAGGCGTTCAAAGAACGTTCTATCCCATGTCGCAGGAGCTGATCGGACCGGTGGACTAATGGCATCCGAACAATACGGAGTGCCATGAACTAGTCCCACGTTCTCGACCTTTAAGGTCTCTTTGTACGTTAGACAACTATCAACGTACTCGATAGGAAGTTCTAGCGTGTCAAACTGGAATTGCTCTAACCAATCCCCTAGACCGATGAAACCATCGATCACAAAGGACAAGGGTATCGCATCCCAGACTATCCTCGCATTGAGCTGTACTCCTAGCGCGTCTAAATACGCTCGGAGCATTTTCGGGATGGGCTCCATTACCTTAAGAGGTTTTGGTTTCCATCTCATATGCCCGCGAACTACACTTTTTATAGTGCCAGTCCACTCGTGTCCTACGTGAGTAGAAACGAGGGCTGTCCCTTTAGATGTGTAACTAGTATTTGATAGTGTGATTGAGGATTGAAAAACCTTCCCCAAACTCTTCTCAAACGCCCGAAGCTTAGCCAAGGTGTTAAAGACGGCGTCATATGTTGCTTTGACGTCGCCTATCGTTGGAAGCCAACCATAACTAACGTTTAGGTGGGCTCCCGCGACATTCCTAGCTAAACCTGCGTTACTACGCCACAGCTTGAATAACGTCTTTAAGTCGCCAATTTCCAATAAGAAATTGGGCATACTCATAGTCGTTAGGTCAGGGCGAAGCTTAAAAGCAGCTTCATTAATATAACTCTGACCATTACCTCCAAAAACTGAGCCAGATCCGGAATAACCAAAACCGGCCTGACTCATGAGGTTATTTCCAGCTGTTGTAAGCCAGTCCATCCCAGCCTTATGATGACTGAAATAGTCGTCGTAGTAATTAAGGATGGGAGAATTCCAAACAATTCTAGCTGATTCGCTAGGACTGCCGGAATAGGACCGCTTGGAGACAAGATGCTGACACCAATTACTCCTGGTTCGATTACCATTAGAGTTGTTGGTGTACCGGATCCATTCGTCGTGTTCTCGCATGGTGACTGTAACACCACCATACGAACCAACGAATCCACCAGAGGGATTATACGTCCTGTTTAGGGGCGTAATCATCGTCACTGGCGGCAAGGATCTGGACTTGGAGATAAACTTCCCAAGTTTCTGCATCAAATGCCTCCCGCAGTTTAGTTCACATCGACCTCGAGGTTCTTCACCTCAGTTGGAAGGAAACCCTTTAGGAGGGGTTTC